GCCGAGAACGAAATGCAGGGTAGCCGTGATGCTCAGAAGAACCTTGGGCGCAAGCAGATACGGATTGAGATCAAGCCTGCAAAGCGGGTGGCTGGCCGTAAGACTAAGCGATGAGAAAGAAGAAGAACGTTGTTAACAATGAGATAGAACAGTTCATTAATGATATGCTATCTCAAGTCAAGAATGATACAACGGCATCACTGACTGACAAGATGAAAGTCTTAGACCGTGCGCTGAAGTGGGAAGCCATCAAGCTCAAGGCCGAGGACGATGCGTGGGGTTCTGGCTTTATGCAGGAACCGGATGACGATAGTTAGTGCTTACTAACAAAGGGGCTAAAATGGATGCAGCATATTTGAGGGTGATTCGGATTGCATTGACTGTGCTGAGTGATAGGCTAATTACTTTTTTGGCCTTGATTATGTCATTTGCATTAGGGTGTTGGGCGATGTGGGGACCATCAACGGAGCGGTTAATCATGGCAGGGTTCTTCTCTGTTTTTGTCTTTCTGCCATCACTTATAAAGGAACGTAAGAATGAAGATCAGCATAACGACAGTTAAAGGCAAACCAGAGGGTAAGCCTGTTCGCAGTCAGGAGCCGTCTGACTTATACGGGCGTGGTCAGGCTAACTACTGGCAACCGGGACAAATCCCTGTCGGAGGGTTCCGGTCCACGTTTTGTTTCTCTGACGATCACAATCCCAAAAATTCCCCGACCAGTAAGCCGGGCAACGCTAAGTCGAGGTAATTATGGGCATTCAAGCCTTTACTCCGATGGGTAATACGGTGGTGTTTACGGCGGCTGTGTCGCCCCCCACCCCTGTTCGGGCTGCGTCTACGACTATTGCCGGAACGCAATATAGAATCAACAACACTGGTAATGCCGCTGTATATATTGGCTTTGGTGATACAGCTAATGCTGCTACTACTATGGCAAACATATCCATTGCTGGCTCAACTATTGTTATGAACCCGAGTTCCGTTGAAGTGTTTACGTTTAACGGTAACTCATATTTTACGGCGGCTACTAGCAGCGGGACATCTGCTGTTTATGTAACTCCGGGGGATGGACTGTAATGTTAAGGTCCGCTGGCTCAGTAACAATAAACGTCACCGGTGCTGGCGGAAATCTTGCTTATGGTTCTTTTTATAGCAGTGTAGATCAGACGGACGGTGGCACTGGCGTAGGGATGGCCTGTGAGGTTACCGCCGACAGTGTTGGCGTTGCTATGAATGACAACGGCGCTGGTAAAAATACGAGAATAACTTTTACCAATGCTGGAACCTACAATGTCCAGTTCTCGGCGCAACTGCACAATACTGGTGGCGGCGGTTCTGGAACCACTGTAAATATCTGGTTCAAATTGAATGGCACGGACATTGCCAATTCAAATACCAAATGCACAGTTAATACCAACAATCCCTACTATGTCGCTGCTTGGAACTTTATTCAGACTGTTACCGCCGGTCAGTATGTAGAAATATACTGGGTAACAGACAATGCAAATATTGTATTGGAAGCAGAGCCGATTACAGCTACAACACCGGCAATTCCTTCAATAATTATTACTGCACAACAGATAAGATAATGAATGACATTAGCCTTGTTGAGTTTGGAAAACTCATAAATGCCGTCGAGACATTGACTGTTGAAGTGGAATCATTGAGAGAAGAAGTTAGCACGATGAAAGAGAATATGACAGGGTATAGGGGTGTTGCTGTAGGAATCATGCTTGCTGCTGGCGGAGTAGGTGCTAGTGCATCTCACATTATTGAAAAACTGATGAGGTAATCATGGCTAACATCGTTAATCGTTTTAAAGAACCTTCTTCATGGGCTGGTATTGGTATCCTTCTTTCTGTGGTTGCCCCTTATATCGGGATACCTGTTGAGGGTATCAATGCCATTATGAGTGCTGGCGCTGCTGTTTGTGGTGCCGCGGCGTTTTTTGTAAAAGAGGGTGGGGATTGAAGCTATCCACTAATTTTTCTCTGGAAGAACTCACATTTTCAGAAATAGCAAAAAGAAGAGGATTAAACAATAATCCTCCTCCTGATGCATTGCTAAATCTTTCCCGATTGGCGATCTTTCTGGAAGATGTCAGGCGCGTTGTTGGTAAGCCCATTATGGTTAATAGTGGCTACAGGTCGCCAGAAGTCAATTCTGCCGCTGGTGGAAAGCCTACAAGCCAACATTGCAAAGGTCTTGCTGCTGACATACGTGTTGCAGGTATGACGCCGGATGAAGTGGTCAAATCAATTCTTGATGCCGGATTGTTATATGACCAAGTAATCCGTGAGTTTGATAGCTGGACTCATGTGAGCATACCGGAGAAAAACAAGGATGCCAGAAAGCAGGCATTGATTATAGACACTGTTGGCACTCGTAATTATGCTTAGGAAAAACGATGGCGATTGTTTCTAGCACTGACCCGATGGGGCCAAATACAGTATGGGGATCGCATAATACTGGTTACGACCCTATTGAGATGGTTCAAAAGGTCGCTCTTATTGTCTGGTCGCCGTCACTGTTGCAGTGGGTAAAATTGACTGCCGATGTAGATGGCAACCTTAATGTCAATGTTGCCAGTGCTAGGCCATCTCTTGCTTGGACTGCTCCTGCTCCACAAACGGTTTCCGTTACAGGGTCTAGTTCTATTGTGATTCCTCAGAACGTAAATCGTAAGGGTCTTGTGATCGTGAATGTCGGGGATGTTGATGTGTTTTTCGGTTTAGGTGCAACGGCGGTAATGAATTCTGGTATTGCGCTTACACCTAATGGCACATGGGTTATGGATCAGGATACGTTTACCACGGCTGATTTGTATGCCATATGCGGTTCTAGTTCCACATTGTCGTTTCAAGAATTTCAATGACCATCTATAACCCTCCTCCTCTACAGAAGGGTGTTGTAGGGACAAATATATTAATCCTCGACGGAGAACCCGGCGAAGATGGATTGGTAATCCCCGGCCCTGTCGGCCCTGCCGGAGCTACTGGCGCAAGAGGGAATGACGGTATTGCTGGTATTGGTATACCCGGTTCTGATGGTGATCCGGGAGAAGATGGTGCAGTTATACCCGGTCCTGCTGGAGCAACAGGAGCGACAGGAGCTACGGGTGCCACCGGTCCTGCTGGTATCGGGATTCCGGGCCTAGACGGTCTGGATGGCGAGGATGCGCCTATGATACCCGGTGTTGCTGGAGCTACGGGCGCTACTGGCGCTACGGGGGCTTCTGGAGTGATGGGTCCACCCGGCGTCGATGGGGAAGATGGCGATTCTCCCATGATGATTCCGGGCGTTCCGGGGGCAGCAGGAGCTACGGGGGCAACTGGCCCACAAGGTCCTGTCATACATGGATTGGATGGGGAAGATGGAGAAACGCCATTCCCTATGCCGGGAATACCCGGCCCTCAAGGTCCGGCTGGTGCTGCTGGTGCGGCTGGAATCCCCGGCCTTACCGTGTATATTGATCCGCCGGAACAAGAAGAAGTACCGCAGATCAATCCTAACATTGAACCAAATTCCGTGACTAGAGCGATGTTGTCTAGCACGGCTGTTACAGGTGGAAAAAATTGGGTATTCCTAGGACAGGGCACAGCCAGTGCTGCAACCAGCACCGGGACTATTTCATGGACCGGAACGTTCAAACAGTTGATGGTAGAGTATTTTATTTCCGGTTATGCTGCTAATGGAATTGGACGAATATTAGTAGCGAATAGTGGAACGCCAAGTGCCACAGCTACCACTGCTTGCACTTCTCTCATAGAGGGTGTCACGTTAAATACAACGTCCGTGAGTGTTTCTGGTTGGCCTACTGCCGTGACTTTAAATGCCAATCCTCGCTATGGATTTATGTTTATTTCCAACGGGAATGGCGTCGTAAAGAGAATGACAGGCCACGGACAACATAGCGGAACTGCTCCTACCATAGTTCCTACGCAAATGCGTATGGCAGGAATGTCTAGTCAGACGACGTTGATTCAAACCCTAGTTATGACTTCATACAATGCCATCACCGGAAATGTTTTGGGTGGAACACTTAATGCTGGAACATACGTGAACGTATGGGGTAGGAACGATGACTAGGTTTGAAGAATTCGTTGATTACCTTGACAATTACCCTGTTGGTTATGGTCTGGGTATAGGTTGTAACTTTCAGATCATAGATATATTTTTTGAGGGTTTGACCGATGAAGAACAGCAAACATTGAAACAAACATTGATAACCATGTTTCCTGATGTTGTTAACTTTAAATAAGGATAGATCATGCAGAATAAAGCAGTCCGTCTTGGACCTATTGCCGTAAGTAATGCAGTTGGTAACCTTTTCAATCCTCCTACCGTTACTGGTGGTGTGAATCCTCCTGCCACGTCTACGGCCACGTATTACATTATCAAGCACATCCGTATTGTGAATAAGTCTGCCAGCGCGGTTACGTTCTCTGGATATATTGGAGCTACTGGTGGAAGTGCTGCCGGAACGGAATTCTTGGGCAATGCGCTATCTATCGCTGCCAACAGTTATATTGATTGGTATGGAGCTTTGAGGCTGGATACGGCGGACTTCTTTACGGGCGTTGCATCTGCGCTGACTTCGCTGGTTATCGAAGCTGAAGGCGAAATGGGCATTGCTGGATAAGCCTGATTGACATGAAAAAACATTCAATCATCATTTCAAGGTATTGGCATAGGCCAAAGATCGACGTATTCCTGATGCAAAATGGAATAGCAATTGAATTGACTGTAGAGGATTTTATCAAGTCGATTGCATCGGAAATGGGCACTCCGAATGTTGCTCTGCGGCAAAAGACTTTGGAAAACAAATTGATTGATGCGGCTTGTCAGGTATTGGAAAAAGTTAAAGAAACGAGTTCGTCTACTTAAATGGCCAGAAAAAAATTCCCCAGTTTGTCTGTAGGTCGTGGAGAGAAGCTGCCGGTTAGTCGTGGTGCTGGTCTGACGGCTAAGGGTCGTCGTAAAGCCAAGGCTGCTGGCAGCAATTTGAAAGCGCCTACCAAGGATAGGAATAATCCTAGGCACAAGTCATTCTGTGCCCGTAGTCGAAGCTGGAAAGGCCCTCGAGGGAAGGCGGCTCGTAGACGCTGGGGATGCAGATAAAAAAACCCCCGCCGAAGCGGGGATAACGCCCTGAGGGGGCTGGAGGATGACTACGGTGTGCGCCGAGCCAGATGGCAGTATATACCTTAATCTGCTGGAAGAAAACCGCCTTCAAAGATGTAGCTGCCTATATGGGCCAGATTGACCCACGGAGCTACCAACACGGAACCGCCTGCTTTACGGTATAGCTGGCAGAAGTGGTAGTCCTCTGACAGTAGGCGGTTAGTGCCTTCTTCTATGCTGCAATCGAAGAATGCCGTTATCTGCTCTCCCGGTTTGACGTTGCCTGTCAGGTCCACTACGTCATTGACGTATGTAGGAGGCTTCATCTTACGACGGATATCGTCAAATACATGCCGTTTTATGAGCATGAATCCCGTTCCCGCATTCAGAACCTTGAGCGGTTGATTGACCGGGACAGTCACTTCAGAAACATATCCTTCCAGATTGACTACGAAACTGCCGGTGTATTTATGCAGGTCGGGCATTCCTGCCTTTGCTGCCATGGCAACATTGCTCCAATTTATTTCTTT